AGTGATCGCTTAATGTATGAGGGCAAAGCCCCAGAACTTTCTGATACACGGCGAGCACGTATGCCAGCCTTCTTTGAACATGCAAATCCCAACCTCCCTCAGTACGCTTAATGTACTGACAATCGAGCGCCTTTTAGGTGAACTAGAAGAACGCTTTCCACTAACCAATCCTCAACCAGGAACCGACCTAGATCAGATCATGTATCGTTCTGGTCAACGTAGTGTCGTGGACTGGATTGCCTCTAGACTTTCCGAAGGAGATTAATTATGTGTGGCGGCGGACGCAGAGCACATCACGCTAAAGAAGAAGCCAAACGTGAAGCTAATCGGCAAGCCAACGAGTTTGCTGCTCAGCTTGAAGCACAAGAACGTGCTAACCAGGCTATGATTGAAGCCCTTAAACCGGGCGAACAGAAGTACACACCCCCTCCGATGAGCGCTAATGCTCAACTGAGTACCGAAGGTGTACGTCGGCGTAAAGCCAAGAAAACTTCTACCCTTGGAGCCAGTCGCGGTATTGCACAGCTCCGTATTCCTCTTAACGTCGGACAATCATCGTCTGGCGGTACCAATGTTGGTTAAGTAAATGAACGCTAAAAGCAGGTACGATCGTCTAACCAGTAACCGGCAACATTTTCTTGACATTGCAGTTGAGTGCTCTGAGCTAACTCTTCCTTACCTCATCCATCGTGATGAGATCACCCCTAACCATCGAATCTTACGGCAACCGTGGCAAGCAGTTGGAGCCAAAGGTGTTGTGACGCTAGCAGCTAAGCTTATGCTAAGCTTGCTTCCTCCACAAACTACCTTCTTCAAACTGCAACTTCGTGACGACAAGCTGGGCACTGAGCTGCCTGCTGAAATGCGTTCCGAACTTGACCTGAGTTTTGCTAAGATCGAGCGTATGGTGATGGATTCGATTGCTGCATCCAGTGATCGTGTCGTCGTTCACCAGGCGCTTAAGCATCTAGTGGTCGGTGGTAATGCCCTAATCTACATGGGTAAGGATGGTCTTAAGCATTATCCCCTCAACCGTTTTGTTGTAGAACGTGATGGCAACGGTAACGTAATTGAGATCGTCACCAAAGAACTAATCAGTAAACAACTACTCCCTCAAAAGCTGCTTGATGATGTCAAACCTAAAGGCAGCATGGACAGCCCCAGTCTTAATGGAGATGATGTAGAAATCTACACGCATGTAAAACTAGACAACAATCGTTGGATCTGGTATCAAGAAGCCTTTGACAAACGAGTTCCCGGTAGCGAAGGTAAGTCTCCAAAGGACGCAAGCCCCTGGCTAGTCCTGAGGTTTAACTCCGTTGACGGTGAAGACTACGGTCGTGGTCGTTGCGAGGAGTTCCTCGGAGATTTGAAGTCACTTAACGCACTGTCACAAGCCATCGTAGAAGGCTCTGCAGCAGCGTCTAAAGTAGTCTTCGTGGTATCACCCTCAAGCACCACGAAACCCGCCACCCTGGCGCAGGCAGGCAACGGTGCGATCGTTCAAGGTCGCCCCGAAGACATCGGTGTTATCCAAGTGGGTAAGACTGCTGACTTCCAGACTGCCATGACTATGATGCAGACGCTTGAGCGCCGCTTGGCTGAAGCATTCCTAGTCCTTAACGTTCGTCAATCTGAACGTACTACAGCTGAAGAGGTTCGCCTCACCCAGCTGGAACTTGAGCAACAACTTGGTGGTCTGTTCTCCCTGTTGACTAGCGAGTTCTTGGTTCCCTATCTGAACCGTAAGCTCCTGGTCCTACAACGCAGCGGTGAGCTACCGAAGATTCCTAAGGATCTGGTGAACCCAACCATCGTTGCTGGTATCAATGCTCTTGGTCGCGGTCAAGATCGTGAGTCTCTTACCACCTTTATTGGTACGATTGCTCAGACCCTTGGACCTGAGGCACTGATGAAGTACATCAATCCTGATGAAGCTATCAAACGTTTGGCAGCTGCACAAGGTATTGACGTACTCAACCTTGTCAAGAGTATGGATGATCAACAAGCAGAGATGGATGCACAGATGCAGCAAGAGCAAGACATGGCTATGATGCAAGCTGTTCCTAATGCTTTAAAGGCTCCACTACTTGACCCCTCTAAAAACCCCAATGCCGGTGACATCGTTAACAACGTGATGGGCGCTGACATTGTTCCTCCCACTGAATAAGTATGGCAGAAATTTTAAGTTACGATCCCAGTTCCGACCCTGAGGTTCTAGCTTCCATCGAATCTGATGAGGCTGAGTCCCTTGCCATTGGCGAGGAGATGATTAACCAAGCCAACGAACGGCTTGCTGGTAAGTACAAAAATGCTCAAGAACTAGAGAAAGCTTACATTGAGCTTGAGAAGAAGCTTGGTTCACAAGAGAGCACACCTGAACAAGGTGAAGAGACTTCTCAAGACCAGCCAGAATCTGAAGCTGATGAAGCTGTTGATTTCTTGTGGCAAGTCAATGACGAGTACACAAAAAATAACGGTAAGCTCAGCGATGAGACGATGGCAGCCTTTGAGAAGATGTCTTCCAAAGAAGTTGTTGAAGCGTTCTTCCGTTATCAAGAAACAGTAGAAAAATCTGAAGCTTCTCAAGGTACTGAACTTACTGCACAACAGATTAACGAAGTGCAAAACTCTGTTGGTGGTGAAGCTAAATATCAAGAACTAGTTTCTTGGGCAGCCGATAATTTTTCTCAAGAAGAAATCACTGCCTTTGACAGCGTTGTAGAAACTGGTAACATTCCTGCAATCCGTCTCGCACTTCAAGCATTGCAATATCGTTATCAAGATTCTATGGGTTACGAAGGAAACATGCTTCAAGGAAAGCCAGCTAAATCACGAGATGCTTTCCAAAGCCAAGCTGAAGTAGTCAGAGCAATGAACGATCCTCGTTATGATCGTGACCCTGCTTACCGTAATGAAATTATGGAAAAGCTCGCCCGCTCTGATATTAAATTCTAATGAACGACACAAACATTTGGGCTAAAGAGCCACCCCTCATTATGACTGATCATCCCTACGGTGTCCCACACAACGAACGAGCTGAGCAGCTCAACGGTCGCCTTGCTATGCTTGGCGTCATGGCTGCTCTTGGCGCTTACGCGCTGACTGGTCAAATCATTCCTGGTA